CCAAGGGACCTTGCCCCTAAACAAGAAGACTATATTGAGCAAAGAGAAAAAGGAATGTACAATCCTCTTGTCGGCGGCATTCCTATGATAGAAAGCATTCAGTCTGAAAAAGACAGGGGCCTTCAAGAAGAGCAAATGGAGCAGCAAACTCAACTGCAAAAAGAAAACATAAAGCAACAGAAGGAAAATCAAAACTCTACCCCAAAAGCTCCAGGCCGACCTAATGGAACAACAGACATTCCTCTTAATGCGGCAAAGCATTATAGTAAAAAAGACATCCAGCAAACTATCTACGATATAGAGCAATTGCAATCTTATGCGGAAGCTAATTTTAAAAAACATAGAAAAGTTAAGAGTATTGATGATAATCAGGAATCCTTAATTGGCAAGTTATGCGAGTCAGTTGTTTGTGCTAAAGATAAAAATCAATGGAAAAGAACTTTGCTATCCTGCATTAAAGACATTAATAAAATAGATGGGCTGAATGTTAAGTCGGAAATTCTAGAGATATCGGCGAAGCATGAGCTTCAGGATTATCCGTCTGCAATTTTATATCACAGCAAAAAACAATAATTTGGTGTACTTATACTTATGCCTAAAGAGTTTAAGTACAAAACGACGTTTTCAGATGTCGTAACTGCATCTGGAGATATTGATTCCCCCTTAATCAATATCAGTAAAGCTTCTCTCGATTCTTTAAAGTCTATTATTCCAGAAGATGTAGATCTTGATAAGAATATAGATCTTATGGCTGTAGCATTTAATGCCGCAGTTGTAAATAAGTTTAACAGGAATGGAGATGGCATTGATTCAGAAGCTGCTGTAAAAATAAAAGATCAATTTAAACACAAGCCAACCAATATAGAGCATCAAAAGCAAAAAGTTGTAGGACACATTATTTCGGCTTCTTTTTCAAAAAAAGAGGATAATGCAATTATGACTGACGAAGAAGCTTTGGCGACTGAAAAACCATTTAATATTGCTTTAGCTTCATTAATATATAAGAGTGTTAATCCAGAATTTGCAAATTTAGTTCAAAATTCTGTTGATCCAGAAAGCGACTTATATAATCAAGTTTCAGCCAGCTGGGAAATTGGGTTTAATGATTTCGTACTTGCGGTAGGGGCTGACGAAATTGATCGATGCAAAATAATTGAAGACGAAGAGCAGATTAATGAATTAAAGGCTAATCTAAAGGCTTTTGGCGGCAACGGCAAGCTTGATGACGGCTCTCCAATTCACAGGTTAATCGTCGGAGAGATATATCCACTTGGCATTGGCTTTACTTCAAATCCCGCCGCAGATGTCCAAGGTTTGACCGTTGGACCTGAGGATACAAATTCAATAAAAGAAGAAAAAGTTGAAAAAAATATTTCACAAATTCACATTTCTGATGTAATTACAAAAAAACATACTATTATGGACAATAACGATATTCTTAATAATTTGGTGTCGGCTTTAGAAGAAAAAGTTTCTAATAAGAAATTTTCCGAAGAAGCAGTAGCTACTGTATCTAAAATTATCAATGATGCGATTCTTGAAAAGAACGACTCATTTGTAAAAGAGAAAGAGGCTCTTGAGTCTGAGAAAGCTGAGCTTTCTAAGGCCGCAGAGCAAACAGCTGAAGAGATACAAAAGCTGCGAGAAGAACTTAACGCTGCAAAAGAACAAGTGTCAGCACTTGAACTTAAAGATAAAGAGCAGGAAGCTGTTGCAACATTCGACTCACGAATGTCTTTGGTTGAAGATATTTATCAGCTAGACGACGAGAGTAGAAAAGTTGTTGCTAATGAGCTTAAGGATCTGGATTCGTCCGAAGAGTCTTTTGCTCAGTTTCAAGATAAATTGCAGATCGTTCTTAAGCATCAAAACAAAGAGTTTATCGAAAACCAACAAGAAGAATTTAACACTAAGCTTGCAGAGGCAGTTGAAAAACGCATTCAAGAGCTCAGTAGCGACAGCGCTTCAGAAGAAGAAGTTGTTGAAGACGCTATTGACAATGCTGAAACTGATGAAGAGCAAGCAATTGCAAATAATAATGCAGAAGTATCCGAAGAAGAGCAATCACTTACTGAGAAATTCAGGAAAGCCTTCTCCGAAGACAATTTAACCATAAACTACTAAAATAAAGGAATAATTAAAAATGGCTATTAGACTATTACCGTTTCGTGATTATGACGAACACGACGTCGTAAATCTTTACAGAATGGACGGAGTAAAAGGAGATTTTATTGATCTTTCTGACTCTGGCCGTCGATCAAACGTCAAAGGCGACGCTGGAGTGTTCGTTAAAGTTAAGAATGGAGCCCTCACTCCTGCAAATGGAGATTGGGATCCTGTTGACATTGGAACAAACCCATCTAGCTTGCTTGGAAAAACTGACTATCCACACGTTGGAAGGAATGTTTACCCTCAGGCAACTCTCACTCTTCAACCTACTGAAGGAAGTGCGGAAGTTGGAATGTCTCAACAAGTTTTGGGTGTTACCCTCAGGCAAACTGTCGAAAAAGACGAGAACGGAGAGAACCTCCTTTATAATCCAATCAAGAAAGACGAGCTTTTCGGAGTTCTTCCTGGTGAGGCTGTACCTGTCCTTTCAAAAGGTATGGTTACTTTGAATAGTGCCGCTTTTGACGGAGCTCCCGCTGTTGGACAGGCATTGGTGCCAAGTCCTCATAACGATGGGTGTGCTTCTGGTATAGCATACGCCTCCGTTGGAGCTAACGATAATGTTATCGGAACCGTTTTGGCTTCTGGATTTAGAAATGACGAAATCAATAACGGAACTAACGTTTTCGGAAACGATGGACTCATGGGTTCTGGTAATAACGGAGATTATTACATCGTCAAACTTAACTGTGCATAATTTAAGAAAGGTATAAATTTAAAATGAAGATTACATTAAAGAGAACTGAAGAACAAGTAGAACTTGTTAAGGCAATGGCCTCTAAGAATAGAGACGTAGCCTATGAAGCACAAGTCGCATTGGCAGAGTTTATTGGACCTGTCCTTGCTAAAGTAGTTAATCAAGCTCCGACCCTCAGTAACCTGTTCTCGAACTTCCAGTTCAGTGCAGATGAAAGTCCTAGCATCCCCATGGATCTTTACTACGACATCACTGATGAAGATTATGTCACTGTTTGGAGTCAAGCCGTTCCTGGTGGTTTGCCAACCAACACCGTGACTCCTATCGGTGGTGAAATGAAGTTCACAACCTATCGCCTCGATAGTGCTGTTGACTTCGACAAACGCTATGCTCAGCGTTCCAGAATGGACGTTATCAGCAAGTCTTTCACAAGAGTTGCTCAAGAAATCCTTCTGAAGCAAGAAAGAAACTCCGCTTCCCTTCTTTTGGGGGCTGTTTCTGAAGCTTCAACAAAGAACAAGAAGCATATCATCACTGCTGACACGGTTGGAAGCTCTCAGCTTAACCTTAACGATTTTAATCGTTTGCTTACTCTTGGTAAGAGGATTAACACAGCTTGGACTGGCGGAACTCCAGAAGGCGGAATCGGTGGTCGTGGAGTAACTGACCTTATCGTTTCCCCAGAAGTTGTTCAATCACTTCGTGCTTTGGCTTATCAGCCTGTTCACACAGGAACTAATACTGATATCGCTGCTACTGATTCAATGCGTGAAGGCATCTACAGTAACGGTGGTATTCCTGAGTTCTACGGAATCTCCATCATGGAGCTTCAAGAAATGGGTAAAGGCCAGCGCTACAACAAGTTGTTTGAAGCTATGGCTTCTGGTAACCAACTTAAGGCTGGTGGTGGAGCAGGAGCTGCTGACACTCCTTTCGCTGACGCTAACCACGAAATCATTCTTGGCCTCGACAAGCGAGTTGAGTCTCTGCTTCGTGCGGTTGCTACTGATTCAGAAACTGGTTCCGAGTTCTCCTTGGTTGCAGATGATCAATATAGCGTTCGCCAATCCAAGATCGGATACTACGGTTCCATCGAGGAAGGTCGCATGATCCTAGACAATCGAGCCCTATTCGGACTCATTTGCTAAGTGTAGACGATTGTTTCACAAAAGTCTTTATCAGAAAATCCACCTTAGGGTGGATTTTTTGTGTTTATAGATTATTATATGTGTATCTAACCTTAAAACAATATATTATCATGGCTACGAGAAAAAGAACTACCAAGAAAAAAGTAACAAAAAAAGTGACCCAATATGCTGACGGCAAAGACGAAAGCCGCAGGGATGTTGCAAAAACGGTTGAAGAACTTATGGCAATTAAAACTAGAGACCCATTTTCTGTCGCTAGTGGAGAAGCCTTTGAGGATGCTGTTGGAACGATGAGCTTATCTCAACTTCAAGAAATTGCAGTTAAATCTGGAGTGTTCCCCTCAGGAACAAAAGCTACTCTAAAAAATAAACTTTTAAAAGAGTACGACAACAGAACTAGCGGAAGACTTGGGGCTGCAAGTAAAACGCAACCTATCGTAGACCCGAAGTCCCAGAAGGCTAAAAACATCTTAAAAATCATTAACGAGTAATGAATCAATTCGGTGAGCTCGCCTATGATATCTGGGACGTTGAATTTGGCACTCATACATCGGCAACAGAAAGAGAATCAAATGCCTTATTGATATCTGGGTATTTGGAGGCTAATGTTGGAGAATTGAATATACTTATAAATACAGATTTCAAGCTAGACACGGCTGCAGATGAAGTTAGTCCAGCCCTAAAGAAGGAGGAGGAGGCCATATTCACTCAACTGTATTTAAAAGACCATCTATCCAAGGAGGCTAGAAAAGTCCTTAGAGATGCCTCCTCGGGCTCTACAGGAGGTTCTAGCGAAGTGCTTTGGTCTGAGTTGAGAGAGGGGGACAGCTCCATTAAAAGGTCTGTTCCTACTGCGGCCACCAAAAACACTTCTGCAAAATTATTGCAGGATGCGGCAAAAGATGCGGCAGAGTATCTAAAAAGAATGGTTCATTCTTATAATATGTACGGGTCTATACCTATACAGGTCGCTGGCAAAGATGCAGCTACAGATCAATCCTAAATATTGTTAATATCTTCCGAGTCTGAATAAGCCTCGTATTTCTTTTTTATCTCTTCCCATTTATCCTGAAAGATTGAGCCATCAATGGACGATCCTTGGTGGTTTAAATCTGCCTCTGAAAATTGTTTTATAATTTGATCTACCTGATCGACTAGGTCATAATCTTTTAGTTCGTCAATAATTTCCTCTAAAGAGCATTCTTCTTGGATTTTTTTTAATTTATCTTTATCGACAAAAGGGCTTTCTTCGGCAAAGCCATCTACAAAGTCTTGAGCGAATTTTTGTGCAGAAATCATTTCTGGAGACTGGTCTTCATTTAATTTAGATTGTATTCCTAAAATTTCTTTAAGAAAGATTTTTTGTTTTTCTGGATCTTCAAGCATAATGTATATTACCAAGAAGTGTCTGTAAATTCAACTCTAGCCCAAGAATTTGATCCAGTACAAGCATAGAGGTAAGCATGATCAAACGCCATCTGCCCAGACTTACCATAACTCGAAGAAGATTGAGGGGGCATATTGTTATACAAAAATGTGCCCGTTACTTGAACATCGCCAGTGACATAAAGGTTTGTGTTAATGTTTAATCTGCTTGGGGAAACTTCAAGCAAGGGCTCAGTAGAGCTGTCTCCCACATCTAAACTTCCACTAAAGTAGGCATTTGTAGCAACTTCTAAACCTCTATCAGAAACTTCCATAGCTATGCCAGAAGCAGGGTCTCCCACAGTAAGTTGCCCAGTAACATTAGCTAGATTGAAAGTTTTTTCTCCTGAAATTCTCTGGAATCCACTTAGGTAAACGACTCCAGTTTGAAGTTGGTGTATCTCGGTTTGAGAGGTGGTAATGTTTCCCTCTGCGGTCTGTAGTCCTTCATCTACAGAATCTGCTATAGCATTTGATGCAAACGCTGCAGTAAGCGGATCACTAGCAGAACCAGAGCCATAACCATCAATTGGTGTGAATCTATATGAAAAATGCCTTCCGCTCTGGTAATAGCCCGTTACTGGAGCAAGTTCATATGAACCAGTATATGCCATCCCTGTGACTACATAGTTTTGATTCCTAGCGATACCTTGTGGCGGTAAATCTATATAATGACCAATGACACTTTCTTCAAAAAAGTGAGATTCATAGTCTGTAAAATTTAAAACTCCAGATATATAATCTGGGTGAGTTCCAGATAAAAGCGAAAGAGAAGGTTTCCTGAATACAGAAACTCTATCAATATAAGATGAAGCACTAGTGTTTTTAAGTAAAATGTTAACGGAAGACTCAATCGAGGGAAAAGGTATAGTGTCGAGAAGGATTGAAGGTCTGGAGCCTGACCCAGATATTCCCACCGTGTCTAAAGCATGGTTATCAAAAGACCTCTCGAGCTTTACGGTGCCTGAAACATTAATTGAGCCAGACTGAAAAGAAGGTTCAGTTAGTTGAACGAAGTCGCTAAATCCATCTCCAGAATAAAGAAGATTGACGCCAGTATACGAAAGGCTAGGCTCTGAATTAAAACTAAGGGTTGTGAGTCCGTCCTCATAGTTAAAATCTATTGAAGTATTAACAATTCTAGGTCTAGGAGAATAAAAAGATCCAGCGGCCTCATCTTGTAATAAATTTGTTCCGCTTTGATATAAGTTAATTGTATAATAGAAATTCTCATGCTCCCCCGTTCTGTTTGTAAAAGTATCAAATACTTGAACATTTCTATCAACTTGTCCTGTGAAATAGGAGTCTGAGTCAAATGATGAGTTTGCCGAGCTATCAATAGATATTTGAGCGTAGTATCCCGAGGTATTATTTTCGTTTACATCAAAAATAATATTAGTTCCAGTGGGGCTATCCAAGAACCTATCATTCACTATATCGCTAAGACTTAAGAAAGAGGCGCTACTCAAAAATATAGGAGAAGCCTTTGAGAATTGATGTCCAGAACCAAACCAATCAAATGGAGTTAATTTTAAAAACCCTGAGGTGTCAACTGGATATGGATCAGTTATTAAAGATGTTTGTGGGGATATGCCGCTTGTTATGTATGAGGTATAAGATTCATCTTCATAAATTACATATTCAACCCCAGTTGCGGCAATAGAGTATTCTGGCAAAATATTTATGGTTCCGTATCCCTCGGAAAGTGTTTCTTCGAAAGAAACATTTGCAGATAAAATCGATATCGGCTCGTTCTCTAGGGTGATGTTTCCAGTTGTGCCAGAGCCGTATATATCTTCAGCGACACATTTTAACTTTATATCTCTGGAGCCATAAGAGTTCTCAAAAATAAAACTGTTTGCATCGGCAAATCCAGTAGAAAGCTCTGTTGAGCCAGATATCGCATGGAACCTTAATCCAGAATAAAAAGGCTCCTGCCTAGCAAAAACAATATTAGAATTATCTCTAGGATTGATTAAGCCAAAAGATACTTCAGAGTTTTGAGAGTAATAAAGGCCCGTTGCGTTTATACCGCTTATGGTTTGTTGAGAATTAATTTCTTCTCCATTTAATTCAACATTCGATATTGTAACTTTTTTGCCTGATAAGTGAAAATTTGTTACTGAAATTGATTGGGATGGAGTTATAATCTGAGAGCCAGTATAGAAAGCTCCAAAGTATGTTGGAGTGACTCTAACAAAAGCTGAATCTCCCTCTATCAATCCAGAAACCCTGATTGAGTTATTTGTTTGAAATGTTCTTTCTAAAAAGTTATTGTTTTTATGTACGTCGACTGCAAGCTGCTCAAAAGTTACCGAAGGCGCTGCCCAAGAAAAATCTAATACTCCTGTCGCTTCTAATGTCATTTTAAACTATTATGGTGTGCCCATCATATTCTCGCTCTGAGAAGTCTATACCATCCTTCGAGCCAGTCGTATTATCGATATTTTCGTATTTTTGATCCAAGTACTCTGTAGCAATAATTTCATAATTGACATTAGATACTTCTTTAATATCTTTAACTCTGTATTTTTTTGGCTTTACCTTATCTGTGGCATTTTCTTTAATAATCCACGTTGAGCCTTGCTTGATAGATGGATCTAGGTCTGAAGTTACAGTCGCATTAAATCCGCTTTTAGACGATATTTGATACTCTTGAAACTGAGAAGACCTCCTACTGTCAGTCTCAGAAGAATCTGTAGTATCTCCCATTTCGTCTGATGGGGCAAATTTTTGAACATATAAATGAGTGACATTTGAAAGGGCTGAAGAGGGTATATCTAGCTCTAGGGTGCGAGCCCCTATAACTCTTGCAACTCTACCTCCTGCATGTTGTGAAACTTTATTATTATCCAAAACCTCAAAAACATCTCCTATCCTTAAATATGAAGCTTGTAACCCAGTTTTAAATTGTATAATTTCTTTTTCTAATTGGCGCGTAAGTATTTTATGCCAAGCCAACCTGTGAGCTTCTCCTCTTCTAGTTATACCCATTCCAGCGATTTTTACATGAGAGTAGCCGTGCTCTTTAACTCCCCCTGCATCTTCAACATATTCTGATTTTTGCATATAGTTATCTCTTTCATCTAAATAATCTACAGTAGCCGCAGTAATTCGAGATGTTTCTGGAGTGCTTGAATAAGAAAATCCATCTTCAGATATGTTAGAATTATTAAACAGCATTATTGCTCCAGAACTGCCAACGGGGGCATCTTGAGTGATATATATCTTCCCCGCTGTAAAGTTTAAGTTAGCGTTATATATAGCCATTAGCTCTTTGATGTAGTCATATGCTTGCCTTTCTGCATCTAGGTATAAGTTGCACATATGCCTTCTTTCAGTTGTAGTTTTTGATTCTATTACAACATCGACCTCTTCATCGCATCTTTTGGCAAATTCGTAAAAAGACCATTTATCAATATCAGCTTCTTTTATTCCGTACTTGCCCATTCCGTATCGCTCGTTAATTAATAAATCATAAATAATCCAAGCTGGATTACTTGTCCATTGAACTTCAGCTTTGAATGTGCCATCCCAAATAGCGGGCTGATACCTCAAGGCGTCTATTTCAGATTTTGTCTTGCCATCTTTTTTGTTTGGGTCAAAAGGCTGCTCTGGGAAATAGTTGCTTGGAATTTTAATTAATCTTCCCTTGAGTAGGTATTCTTTGCTTGGAATTTGAGGGTGATCTTTTGAATTTACTCTCGTTCCTACAATTGCAGTATTTGGATAAGAGAAAAATCCCCCAACATACTCTGTTACTGACAGAAGGTCTGAAGATATTTTGTACCTAGCCTCAACAATACCGCCTGTTACTGGATCTAGCTCTCTAGTTAGCCTATAGACTCTCAGGATTCTATTTTTACGAACATCTGAATTAGCGGCTACAGGTTCTGCTAAAGGTAGGTTATGAATGTAGACATCTTTAACGTATGAACTTGTAGCGCATCCTCTAAATGTAATTGCGTCTTGATTTAATTTTTCCCCCTCCAAGCCATATTCGATCATAAATCTCATTTTAGCTGGCCAAATTTCTCCGCTGTTTTTAATTAACTCACCGACCTTAAAGCATAAGAAAGGTATCCAGCTGCAGGGCATAGCTTTAGCTATCATAAGCCCTAGTAAAATTCCCAATATACCTCCCCCCAGAATTAAGGCTTTTTCTGCGAGAGCTAAAGCAATTTCTGGAAGTCCACTAGGCTGGGCCACAACAGCGCCCCCCACAATAACGGCAGTTCTTACTGGCCCTCCGCAAGGTCCAACAAAACCTATACCAGAACCAGTAGCAGCTACTGGGTCGGGTGGGCCAAAGATTCTGGCTGCGACAGTTTTTGCTATAGAAATTCCAATCATGTAACCAAGCGCTGCAAGAAGCACTGGTATTAAGTTTAAGAAAATTGCAGCTTCATCACCTTCGTATACATAATGCAGCTCGTTAATTTGTATAGATAATGCTATATCTGTAATTTCAGGATTTTTAATTGTGTAAGCATAATAGTAATCTTTTTCATTCTCATTCCTTGGGCCATAAAGAGGATAGTTTACAAACTTTGTATATGCTGGTATTTTAAATTCATCAGATATAATGTGTCGTCGAGTGAGCTTAGTAAGTCTAGCTGGATCTATATGGCTGTCTTGGTTTCCGTTTTTATGATGACCAATTCTTAAATCAAAATGAAATTTAGAATAATTAAACCTGTTATTATTATCTCTAATTGGAACATCGTTAAGGTAAATTGAGCGAGCCCAAGCAAATGCATCAGCATTTGGGTTATTTTGTATTGGGGCGCTCGGGATCAAACCTGGGCTTACGGCTAATGTTATATTTTGGTCTAGAGAGGAAAATCCAGCAACTGCTACGACTCTTTTTATTGATGCGGCTGTAATTTTGCCACCAGAAAATGTAACCTTTAATGTTGGAGCGGTAAATGATACAGTACCATATGGATTAAATATGTTTTGATTAAGGTTAAATCCAGAGCCGCTATCTTTTACATAAAATTTATTTACAGACCCTCCAGATAGGTGAGCGCTTGTGCTTTCTAGAATTAAGGGAGATTTTGGAAAATGTAAATCTGGTTCAAAAAATCTAGAGAAATTATCTGGATTTACCAAGTTGTTGCCAGTAGCGATAAGAGAGACGGCCTTTAATATGGCATTGCCAATATCGGATGCGGGGTAGAGGCTATTATCGGGATCATGGAGTCTCAAGTTGTCTGTTGTTGCAATAGGGCTAAAATTAGAACCAGGATCTAACACAGTCATCTCAGAGATCGTTCCGTTATCATCAGTTTTAATTTTAGCTTTAAAATTCATAAATAACGCTTTCTCAGCCATCGTAACAGCAGGGCCTCCCAAGATTATATCTTGAGATATTCCGTAAACATGAAATGTTTGATTTGGTCTATAACCTCTATTATTTTTTGGATTAGTGCCTGACTTTTGACTTATACTTTTGACTCCATGAGTTAAATTATATAATGTTCTTCCAGCTTGGAGGCCAATTCCACTTGTTCCATCTTTTTTAAAGTATCCAGCTCCAGCATTTCTTAGTGATACTGATGTTGGCCTGCCCGTCAAAACTCTTGTTAGTCCGCCAATATTTGGGGTTCTGGCATCCCCAAGGCCTAAATTAAGGCACTCTAAATTAACTGTTACAGATGCTGTAGTGCTAGGCTCTGAGACTTGCTCTTGAGCTTCATCTATGGGCATAACTTTAAATGCATTAGTTGGAGCGCTAAAGGAGTCTATAACATCTCCAATTATCCCTTCTGCAAAATTAGAGCTGTTGTTAGGTCGGTTTAGGCGAATGTGATCATTCCAAGATGATTCTATACCTATAAGCGAACGCCTTTTGCTATTATTGCTCTCAAAGTTATTGCTGATAGTTCCATTTTGATTTACATCAAATTTTAAGTTTTGATAGTTGTTGCTTTTATCTATCTTCAAATAAAAACCAATATCTTGATAGTTGTAGCTTGCGGCCTGCGGATCAGTTCCAAAAGAAGTTGGTCTAGTGGAACTAATATCTTGAGGAAAAATGTCTGTATACCCCTCAACATTGCTATCAAAAACGGGCTTGTCTGGACAGTTTAATAAATGAACCGCCTGAACTATGCCCATATTTGAAACACTAGCTATTGCATCTATATTCGTCGGCATTAAGGCAAACATTACATCGCCACCAAATCCAAGCCCAAATTTTCTGATTACAAAAATTGTTACTCTTGGGAAAAGTAGGGGACTATAGAAACCTCTAGGTATACCTTCATTATCATTAGGGTTAAAGCCTGGCTCGCTAATCTCAACATTTGAAAGGTCGTTGTATCCACCTCTTACAGTATATTGTGCGTGAGTGCCTCTAATTTTAGTGGAGCCGTTTTGGGCGTTGCCACTACCAGGAACAAATCTAAAAAATTGCCGACCATTATTCATCGTTGTGGAATTGTGTCCCCCCATCCATGGGCTCAAGTTGTTCCATACGGCTTGAGAAAAAGCGGGGCTGTCCCTCATTAATAGCCCAAGATTTACAGACGCGCCAGCTCTTAAATCATCAGCAAATCTATCTCTCGGTTGACCAGTTGCATCGTTATATGGAGCGGTGTAATTGTATCTTATTGAGCCTCTTCGATTATAAGCGGGGCGACTTATATCTCTTAACCCTAATAAATCAAATACAGTTACCGTAACGTAAATATTTGTAGTTCGAAAAAATCCCCATGAGTCTACTCCTATAAGTATATTTGTCGAGCGACCTCTGTTAGTCCATATTGTGTCATTAGCCTGATCAATTTGTATTCGACACATACTACTCCAAGAAGTGTTTGTGTTTGGGATAGTATTTGTGTTAGAGTTTTCAATAATGTCTATTAATCCCTGAAGCTCGGGGTTGAATAATTCCTCGCTTAAAAATTTACCATGATCTACAACAGATGCCCTAATTGATCTATCGTTGAAGTTTAACTGCTCAGGTTTAGCATCAAATTCAATTCTCTCTGATTCGGGATCTATACTATGAGTAATTGTTGTTGAGCCATAACCTTTCCCAACCGAAAACTCAGAACCTAAAATTTGCGCATCTGTTTGAAGCTCGTCAACAAGAAAGACTGTTCTGGATAAACCGCCAATATTTTCAGAAGTTTTATATTTTGCATCTAGAAAGCCGTCTATAGTTGAAAGTGTATTTTGGTTGGGCAGGATGGCTCCATCATCTTGATTTAACAAAAATAATTTATTCTCTGCTACAAATTTTGTATCACCAGTGTCAATATTATTCTGAAAGGTTGTAGATGTTTCACTATCGAATATAACATCACCAATAGTAGCGCTAGTTAGGCTTAAAGGTTTTTTGGATCGAATTGAAATATTGGTTGCGGTATCAATTTGACCATTGCATAATATGTCATACGTGCCGTCAGCGGCAGTATAATTAGAGCCTTGAGATATAACTTTTAAATTGGTAGATGAATCGCTTTTATTCTCGACATGATCAATTACTTCGTTATACTTTAAGCTAGAAAGTTTTGCTGTATTGCCTGCAACTGGGGCGTCGGAACTTCCAAGGGGATAATTAATATACCCATTATCTTGATCAAAGCCTTCAATGGGGTTTGCGAATCCTGCTATCGGGCCTTCTGATAAAATTTCTAAAGATTTATATATACTGATTGATTCTAGTTTTTGGTAATTACCTCTACCCCCAACGGTCATAGGTTGACTCTTACTAACAAATGCAAGAGAAGAGCCATCTACCGTGCCAGCTTTTGAGGCTCTTTCAACACACAAATCAGTCGATGTTTGCGGGCGCATGTTTGAATCTAAACTTCCAGCGGGTGGAAATAAGTAAGGCCTTGCAGATGTTGAGCTGGGAACGGTTGTACTACTACTACTAGGGACTCTAGGGCCGCCTTCTGAGGGTCCATATACTTTTCTTTCGCCACCTTTGCCTGGTTGTGATCCATAATTTTCATTGAAAGATTCGTTTCCTTGAGTGGAATTAAATGATTTTGAGCCGTTAGGACCTCCATAACTAACTGACCTTTTGCTGGAATCCGAAGTCGCATCCTTATACCCCTTAAATGCCTCTTCCGTTGTGCTTCTGTAATCAACAACCGAGTCTGGTTGAACGAAAGAATATTTCCCGTTTTTAATTTTTCCAGCTACCCCTTTGCCGTTTTTATCTACGGGAGCATCATAAATTAAGGCTTCGTCAAAATTATAGTCGTAGTTTTCAACACTGGAATGTATTAATTTTGAGCCAACCCTAATTTGCCCATATACAATTGGAACGGGGGTCCCCTGCTCTGCAAGGTTTTCATTCTGAGTATAAATGAAAGAGTTTGTTTCTATAATTTCATACTCTGGAGTATTGTCGTCTTGAACTGGATTCAACTTTTCCATTAACCATTGCATACCGAAGCCCATAGCCATATTGCCAAGGAAGGGCATCAGTCCTGCAGCTTTACCAGCTGGCTCTGGAACTACATTAAAAGTAGATCCCTTTAGAAGAACATCTCCGCAAAAATTTTCATATACAGTTTTATCTGAGTTTACAAAATTATAATTTAAGCCTTTGTTTGACTTTCTTGTTACATAGGATTTAAAGCCTGGGAAGTTAGCATCAATGCCATTAAATGCCTCTCTAATAGTCTCAACGTCAAGTTCTATTTCTTTACAGAACTTGTCAGCCATTTCACCATGTAAAATAAATTTCTTCATAAATCCTTATACCTATATACTTTATACACTTTATCGGCAGAAGTTGTGTCAATAAATTGGTCATTAGGAAAACAGTTGATGGGATGGTGGCTTAGCATTAAATCTCTATTAACGACGCCCAAATGAAAAAGAGCACTTGGGTTTTGTTCAAAAACTATAAGATCTCCATGTTTAAATTTTTTATTGTCAATTAATCTAAAGTTATTATTTATTTGTTTATTTATTTTTTGATTAGTGCCAGACCTATTTCTGGACCAGTTTTTTATATCTTTTGATAGCTTTATGTTTAATTCCAATTCGTAGTAGTCCTTAATGTAGTTCATGCAATCTTGAAACATGGGAATAAATATTCGCCCATTAAGGGGTGGCGGCTTATAGGATTGAGGGTAATATAGGTAGCTTTTTTTGCTTGACGTTGATATAATAAAAGATGGTATGCCCAGAGACTCGGATATCTCTATATCTATTTCGCTTGGAGTTGAGTTGTCAACATTATGAGAGTGGCAGAGACTTATAATATCTCCTGATAAATAATATTTATAAAAATTTTTATCATTTATATTGAATTGATCTTTATAGTATTTATTTGAATTATTAAAACTAACAAAGTCATACTCAAATTTATTATTTTTAAATACGAAAATCCCGCAAGACTCATTAGAGGAATCTTTTAGTAAGTGCTTAAAACCCTTTGTTATAGGGTTAGTATTGCCATGTACCAGGAAAGCCTCCGAATGGTATTCCATCTGAATTTTCTGTAGTTCCAAATCTTGACCTGCAGCCCTGTATGTTTTTAGCGCAGGCGTCTTCAATCCATTTGGTTTTATCTGATTGAGGGTTTACATCTTTAGTTCCGTTGGCTAAGCAAACAAAAAATTTAGGAGCTAAATTAGGATTGTCTATATTTGTAATTTTTACATACTGGCCCTTGTTGTAGGTTGCACTATCAGAGTACTCTAGCGGCGTACCTTCTCCAGTAATCACCAATGGATTGCCTTTTGCGTCTGTTTTAGGGGGACCATTATATCCACATCCAATAGGATTCCTGTACTGCCACTGACACGCATTGTAAACAATCTTCCTATTAGGTATAAAGGCGGCTTCTTTCTCCAAAGCAGAAACTAACTCAAATTGCACTACATTTTGGTTTTCCGCTGTTTTCTTATTTATTATATACTTTTCAACAGGGAAAGAGTCCTCCGTTGGTGAGCCAAATGGATTTACATTATTTGGAAAGTTTGATCCGTGTAAAAATTTTACAAATGTTCTAATTCTATTAACTTGATATCCAACAAAATCTTTAAAAAATCTAGTTTTCAAACTAAAGAAAGAGTCGGTATTGTCAGCTGTGAGAGTAGGTCTTGGCAATTCTCCATCAGTATAAGAAAAGCCCTCGGCCTTAATTGGATGATAGTAGTAGGATTTTCTATTCGATCCATCTATGGCAAACAATATATCTTTTTTGTAGCCATTTTCTCCAGCATGAAAATAATATCTATCTGCAACACCTGGGTTTTTAAATACAATTTCATAAAGAATGATCATTGTTGATGGTTCTAATTCGAAAATTTCTTTATGTATATTTTCTTTCATTAATATAATAATAAATTAATAGTCCATACATTCTATAAATGTAGCAGATATTGAGTGATTGTTTTTGTAGTTAAATGTGTGAGTCCATTCAGGGCAATAGAAGAAAGATAAGGTTTTTCTGTGAGGAGTTGAATTAGACGCGTCGGAATCGTTGCCCCCATACTCTTTGAGGGAGTGAAACCCAAATTTCTTGTAACCTAGATGGCTTTCTAGAAAAAGCAATATACTCTTTGCTTCTTTATCGGACCTGCCATCGAAGTTTAATTTTAAGTTTGAAAGGTTTGGGTTAAATCCATATAGATTAAATTTTTTATACATTTCAGAAACAGTACTTCTTCT